ATAAAGATGTTCCATATTCCGAAGGTTGTGGCGGTTTGATGTGGGATGCTTGGGGTGGTACTTCTGGCATTGAATGGGCAATTAATAAACTTAAAGAAATAGATAATAAAAAATCACACTAAAATATATTGTTCCCATTTTGGTTACATTTTAGATGAGTTCATACCTTGTGAAATATGTGGTACAAGAGCCGTTGATATTCATCATATAGAAGCTAGAGGAATGGGGGGAACTAAAATAGGTGATAAAATAGAGAATCTTATGGCACTATGTAGACAATGTCATCTTGTAATGGGAGACACTAAAACTCATATGGAATTTTTAAAAAAGAAACATAAAGAAAAATTAGATGGCAAAAGGTAAAAGCGACTCAACCAAAGTTTCATTTGGTAAAAGAAAAAACGGAAGACCAAAGAAATCTTATAACAAACATTCCCCTAAACCAAAACCAAGTAGAGGACAAGGCAAATGATAATACTACCCGCACAAATAGAAGGACTAACATCTAGAAAGGATAAAACAATTAAGGTTACCTTTGGAACTCAAGAACTAGCACCTAATGACCTAGCACAAGTATTCCAACTTAACCAAAGGTTTTGTTACATAGCTATCAAAGAAGAATTATTTCAACAAGATGAACTTGACACACTAGATAATATTAAAACCGACCTTGAATCTAACAAAACCCCATCACAAAGATTAAGGGGTATTTTGTACATTAACTATCAACAAGATAATGAAGGATACAAGGATTTTATGACATATTATCTTGGTAAGATGGATAAACTTTGTGAACATTTTAAGTCTAAATTAGATAAATAAATAGCACAATAATAGCACAATGGCAGCACAAGATATAATACAACATCAATTTAAAAAAGGCGAAGTGGCTAACCCAAATGGTAGACCTAAAAAGTATGTTAGCTTACTTATAGAGCAAGGATATAAATTATCCGAAGTAAACGATACAATGCAAAATCTATTGGCAATGAACGAAGAACAATTAAAAACTATTGAAGATGATGCATTAGCTACCGCATTAGAAAGAACAATATGCAAGGCTATACTTAATTCAATGAGAAAAGGTAGCCTATATAATCTTGAGACTTTATTAACTAGAGTATATGGTAAGCCTAAAGAACAAATGGATATTAAATCGGATAATAAAATAGAGGTTATCTTTGTAGATGGTAAAACCATTTTATAATGCAAATATTCCTACCGAACCCGCACGAGAATCAACAAAGAATCCTAGAATGTGACAAACGTTTTAGGGTCGTGATGTGCGGTAGAAGGTTTGGCAAATCGGAGTTGTCTCAAATACTATCCGTTACATATGCCGTTAAAGGTTACTCCGTTGCTTATATAACCCCTACTTATGGATTGGCTAAGGTTTTCTTTAGTAAGCTAACCGAGTCCCTAGAAATGCCTAAGAATAAGTCCGACCTTAAAATAGATTTCCCCAATGGTGGGCAAGTAGAATTTTTCACGGGGGAACGTTTAGATAATCTTAGAGGTAGAAAGTTTCATCTAGTAATAATAGATGAGGCATCATATATCCCCGACCTTGAACAAGGATGGCAAAATAGTATAAGACCTACCCTTACCGATTACAAGGGCAAGGCAATCTTCCTATCAACTCCTAGAGGTAAGAACTACTTTTATAGTTTGTTTATGAAACAAGGTGAACCCGATTGGGCTTCCTTTAAATTCACTAGCTATGATAATCCATTTATTGACCCGCAAGAGATAGATGAGGCTAGGATGCAATTACCCGAAGTGGTATTTGAACAAGAGTATATGGCGAACCCTAGCGAGAATAGTGCTAACCCATTTGGTAACAAGTTCATTGAGAATTGCATTAAGCCAATTAGCAATCAACCAATAGTTGCATTTGGGATTGACCTTGCTAAGTCGGTTGACCACACTGTGATAATAGGTCTTGATAATAGCGGTAACGTGGCTTATTACGACCGCTTTCAAATGGATTGGCATAACACTAAGGAGAATATTAAAAGACTCCCTAGATGTCCTATATTGATAGATAGCACGGGAGTAGGTGACCCCATCACCGAAGATTTAAAAAGAGAGGGGATAATGGTAGAAGGGTTAAAGTTTACGAGTCAATCTAAACAACAACTAATGGAAGGTCTTGCGACCGCCATACAACAAGCGAGAATAGGATTCCCTAGCGGTGTTATAGTAAATGAGTTAGAAGTCTTTGAATATCAATTCACCGCTAATGGTGTAAGGTACTCCGCACCTAGCGGATTCCACGATGATTGCGTTATGGCATTGGCATTAGCTTGGTCTAACTTTAGTGTTAAGAGGGGTAATGGTAGGTACTCATTCGTATAACATAAGTCAAAAAGTCAAGTTATTGACTTACTTTGTTATAACATAAGTCAAGTTATAACATTACTTTGAGCCGTATATGATTCATAAACGACTCATCTTTGATTGATAAATGAGCCGATTACCGCTTATCCTTAAATATTGCCGTTTATCACAAAGTCTAAAAATAGTTGGGAAGATGTTTGGAAGATGTATATAAGATACCATATCTTCGCTATATCAAAAACAAACAAACTATGAACAATCAAATTTTACTTGCGGAAAACAAATTTAGAAAAAAATTAATTAGTTGTGAACAACTTTGCGAAGTATGTCAAAAGTTTACTTTAGAAGAAATGAATGAGGTTAGCACATTCTTGTATGCTGCTAAAGTAAGGTTAAACAAATATTTAACTTCTAGACCTAGAATTAAATATCCCGTTAAAAAGTACATTAGTTGGTTATTATATACTGACGTTGTTGCTTTTGAAGTTGTAAGACAAGTAAGTCAAAATGTAGTTGAAGTAAGAGGTTTAAAAACTAAACAAATAGTATTCCCACAAGAATTTTATCCAGGTGGTTTTGCAGGACACTTTGCAGATAATCATAATCAAAAGTATGAATACTTTAGTGATGAGAAAGCACCAATAAAAAGAATACATTTGTCAAGTAAAGGTTGGGGTAAAGGAAGATGGAGTATGACTGATAAACCTTATATGCATTATGATTATAATTTTTAAATAACTAACCCCCGAAGGTAGGGGTGCGACTACTCAACGCACAAATTTTAAAACCAAAAAATAAAACATATGAACTATTACGAAAAAGAATTAAACCAAATAGACCTTAAAAGTCTAAAAGATTTTCCGCCTACTATTAAAGTTTTTGCTATGAATGGACAAGATACAAAGCACATAAGCCTAAACGAAGAAAGTGCAAACGCCTTAATTGAATGGCTACAAAAAAACTATATTAACAAATCTTAAAAAACTAATATGAAACAAAGACAACACAACATAGAAGCAGTCATTATACTAGTTGTAGTATTTTTAATCACCGCATATCTAGAAAACATATGAAACCTTACGAACTAAAACAAGGCATCTTAGATAAGATGGAGAAAGAACTCCTAATAGAAAAGATAATGAAGCTAGAAAAAATAATAGGTGATTTAGAATCGGAAATAAGATACATAAAAGCTAAAAACAAAGACAATGAAAGAGACATTAGGAATGATTAAGTTCTTCTTTATTTCCGTACCTTTATTTTGTATAGTCTATTTAATTGTCTTATCTTTATGCAAAATCAAGGAACTATGTGGGAAAAAATAAACGTTTGGCAATACCAACAAATTTATAATGCTCTTAATTCAAAAGATAAAGATGCAACCGATTTAGACTTAAAGGTTAAGTTAGTAGCAATAGTCAACAATATGACCGAGATGCAAGTAGATAGCCTTCCTTTGGATGAATATAAAAAGTTGAGTAAAACCATTGAGTTCTTAAATGAACCCATTAAAGGGAAACCTGTCAAGTGGATACCCATCACCAAGAACAAAAGGTATAGGATTGTTTATGATGTAAGCAAGATGCCATTTGCAAGATACATTGAAAGCAAAGTATTTAGCGAGGATTTATATGGCAACCTACATAAACTTGCAGCGACAATGGTAGTACCCGAATATAAGAAGAGATTTCACATTTGGTATGACCAACCATACGATGCAAGTAAACATCAAGAGTATGCGGATGATATGCTTAATGCTAGGTTTATAGATGTATATAATTCGTTGGTTTTTTTTTATCAAGTATACAGAAATTGGATAGAAGTTTCGCAGGATTATTTGGCGAACAAGTTGAAAGAAACGGGGATGACAATGGACAAAGCGAAAGAGGTGGTTCAAAGTTTATGCAATATTTTGGATGGCAATATAGTACCAAACTTATTGCCGACTACGAAAATTGCCGAGTTACGGAAGCATATGATATGAGTACAATAGAATGTTTAAATATATTATCATATCTAAAATCTAAAACGGATTTTGATAATGAGCAATTAAGAAAAGTAAGATAGATTTCATAGTTAGGTTTTGGTTTGACTACCCCTACTCTTAAAAAAGGTGGGGGTTAGTTATTTTTAGACCATTACCCTATTTATTGGTAATGAGCATAACTAAAGCACAAGCATCGGCATTAGCGGAAGGATTCCTTAATACACTAGGTGAGCAACCTATGAAGCAAGGCGAGTTCCCTATTATTGAAAAGCTATTATTAGACTTTGGTGGTGACTTTATTAAAAATGCTCAAAAGAATCTAAATGCTAATAACTCAATAGCATCGGGAAAAATCAATGACATCCGTTTGAACTTTACCAAATTTGGTACAAGCTATACATTATCATTAGGTTATCCTAAAAGCGAACCCGCTTCAAAGTATTGGGATTTTATAAACAAAGGGGTTAAGGGAACTAAGAATATTAAAGCGGATAGTAAAACTCCTTATAAATTTAACCCATCTAAAAAAAGTATTCCTATTTCCGTAGCACAAGGATGGTTAGGTTATAATAAATTAAAGGTAGTAGCCGTTAAACCATATAGGAAATTAGGAGTTGA